GGAACGGGATCTGTTAAAGTAACGGGTCAGTTTTTGATGTCCGATGAACAATTCTTCTTAGAAGATGCTCAGGGTCCTAAAATCAGATTTGAAGCAGGTAATGTAGGAACTGGTAGTAATACCAGAATAATGACAATGCCTGAGATAACTGCAGGTAATGGAACTACTCTTGTTGGTGCTGATACTACACAAACGTTAACAAATAAGACTCTTCTTATTGATGAAGATAACTTTGTTATTATTGATGGTGCAGAAGAGGCAATATTCCAGATTAACTGGCCAACTACTTCAGGTACTCGTAGATCATATTTCTTACCAGACGCAGGATCAGTAACAACTACCACTGAACCTACTGCTACATCGTCTACCTTGTTAGATACAAAGACTGAACAGGTTATTTTATCAAAAACATTTGTAAGTCCTAAAGTTACAAACTCAGCAGAGGTAGGTTCATTTACAGCACAGTTTAATGCTTCTGCTCTGACTGCAGATAGAACTATTACACTTCCAGATCAAAGTTTAGAATTAGTAGGAACTGAATCTACTCAGAACCTTAAAAACAAGGTTCACGAGGACATAATTCTTGCTGATACAACTGATAATACTAAGAAGTTTACATTTATCCTAGATAATTCTAACACTCTTACTAATAGTCAGGTAAAATTCCCACCTACAGCAGACCTAAATACTGGTGGTGGTAATGTATTATTCAGCACAATCGTTACTGAATTTGCAACTCAAGTCTTACAAAACAAGACTATCTACCAACCCGTTGTAAAAGAAGACGCAACAGCAGTAGGAACAGTTACTTTCAGAACTGATAATATTACTGCTCCAAGAACTATTAAGTTCCCTGATGCCGATGCTACACTTCTTTCAACTGAGAACGTTACACTTGATAACGTTACCTTTGGTGCAGGTTTGGCAGCATCACATTTAGTAGGTCGAACTCAACTACAACAATTTTTCTACGCAGGATTCTAATTAACAATGGCAACTCAAGGATTACTTGCACAACTTAAACCTACAGCCAATACGGATACAATCCTTTATGAAGGTCCTGTAGCAAGTTCAGCAAGCACTGTATTAACAATAGCAAACGATGGTACTGGATCAGCATATGATGTTGCTATAAAAGATTACTGTCAAAAGGTAACTTTAGATGCATCGACATATAAGTTACATAAAGGAGATATATTAACACATTATGAAGTACAACTTAATGTTGCTTCACCATTATCTACTACAGCTAATATAGCAGCAGGTACAGTTTTTACTTCAGCAGATAAAGAAAAGTCTCTTAAATTTGAGTCTTATTTGGTTCCTACACTAACTACAATCTTTATAAAGAAATTTGCAATCAGACAGGTTACTTTAGAATCAGTTGCAGGTAACTTTGCTGTTGGTGATACTATCACTAAAGGAACAGCACCTAACGCAACAACTGCTACTGTTTTTGATTCATTTGACGATACTACAAATAACTTAAGAATACTTCAAATAGGACCATCAACTATCAATGGAACTGGAACTGAGTTCGCTGATGGTGATTCTACTCAAACTGGAACTAACGGAACTGGAACTGTATCAACTGGTGGTGTTGCAGCGGCTAACGATGAATTTGTGTTCTCTACGACAACATCTGGTGGAACATATACGATGTATGTTAATGAAGCGATAACGGTATTCACTGATAGAACATACAGATTTGATGTTTCTGACTCTACTATGAGTGGTAGAGATTTTAAGTTATCTCTTGATTCAAATGGAGAATGGGGAGGTGATAACACTGCAGGAACCTTAGATGATGGAACTGAATATACCACTGGTAAAACTACCAATGGTACTGCAGGTTCTAGTAGTGCTTATGTTCAGTATGATCTTTCTGCTAATACAAACACTGTTGCACAATACTATTTCTATGATGGTGGCACGGGAACTGCAGCTAACTCTGGATATGGTGGTTCCGACAGAGTTTTACAGACATCTACTAACTTCACATATAATGCTTTTTGGGCATATGATGTAACAGGAACATGGGTTGCAACTGATACTTTCACTGTTGGTGGAACAACTTATACTGTTGATGGCACAACACCTGGTGCTTACGGGTATGTTCGTGATTACACGGGATCAGTTATGACCTTTATTAAAGGTATAGGATCACCTGATATTACAACTTCTGATACATTCTACGATGTTCCTGCCTTAGCAGGATCAGCAAGACAACTAATTAATGTTAACTCTATTGATGTTGCATCAAACGCAGTAGAGGCAAATCATTACATTGTTAAGGGTTTAAGCAATGGTAACAATGAGGTAGATAGAATTACTTCAATAGTTATAGGTCCTGGTGAGACAGTTGTAGTTAATTCTGCTACTGCTAATAATGTATTTTCATTGATAGGATTCGAGGATTCAACAACCAGTTTCCCAACTCAAACCTACTCTGCTGCTGAAGAAGGCGGTGGCGGTGGCGGTGCACCATAATAAATAACTAAAAGGCGAATAGTTAAATGTCACTAACGAGACTAAAGAATATTATTACGTCCAGAACTGGACGTATCATATATGTAAACCCTGATGATTTTGATGCATCTGATGCTATTGATAATAGGGGTAACTCTGCGTTGCGTCCTTTCAAATCATTACAAAGGGCATTTCTAGAGGTAGCAAGATTCTCATATAGAGTTGGTTTAAGTAATGACGAGTTTGATGCCTTTAGTATCATGCTCTATCCTGCTGAGTATGTGATTGACAATAGACCAGGCGAAGTATTATATACTAACGTTGCACCTATTGATGAAAACTCAAACTTAGATTTAACTTCACCTAATAACGTTCTTTATAAATTTAACTCGGCTGAAGGTGGTATTATAGTTCCCAGAGGTTGTTCAGTTGTTGGAACTGACCTACGTCGTACAAAAATTATTCCAAAATATATTCCATATCCTACAGTTTATGCTGCAAAAGGTATTAACACTGAAGATCAGATCCCACCAAGAACAGCAATATTCAAGGTAACTGGTGGTACATATTTCTGGCAGTTCTCATTCTTTGACGGAGCAGAGGAAGGAGTATATTTCAAACCCGATTCTACAGAGACACTAGCACCTAAGTTCTCTCATCATAGACTTACATGTTTTGAGTTTGCTGATGGTCTTAATACTTTATCAAGTCTTATATCTGCAGGAACTGTTCCAAATGCTGATTACTCAGCTGTTCCTAATATTTTAGAAAGAACAGATTTAGATATATACTACCAAAAGGTATCAAAAGCATTCGCAACTATACCAGATACATCTGGAGATCCAAGTGCAGATCAAATACAGGCAAGGGTTGAAGAAAACAGAATCGTTGGTCCTATTTCTGATGAATACAGGGTTCTACAGATTACAAGAAATGGTAACACTGCAACTGCTGTTACTGTTGATGAGTTTGACAACCCAAGAAATCACGGATTCTCTGTTGGTGTAAACATCAACGTTAGTGGTGTTACTGGATCAACAGGTCCTCAGTCAGAAGTTGACGCAAGTTTATATAACGGATCATTTACTGTTACATCTGCATCTGGAAACGTATTTACATATCAGATGTCAAGTGAACCAACTGGTAACGCAGTAGGTACAAACATTGGAGTTAAGACTGAGATTGATACAGTTGACTCTGCATCACCATACGCATTTAACCTATCACTAAGATCAGTGTGGGGTATGAATGGTATGCATGCAAACGGTGCTAAAGCAACTGGTTTCAAATCAATGGTTGTTGCCCAGTTCACTGGACTGTCACTACAAAAAGATGATAGAGCATTTGTAAGATATAATAGTTCGACTGGTAATTATGATGTGGCAACCGCAGGAGACGGTGCACACTTAGATGGATATGCTGAATATAGAAAAGGATGGGGACATAGACATATTGTTGCATCTGATGATGCATTCGTTCAAGCGGTTTCGGTGTTCGCTGTTGGATACTATGGACACTTTACATGTGAGCGTGGTGCTGACATGTCAATTACTAATAGTAACAGTAACTTTGGTAATACAGCGTTGAGAGCAGCAGGATTTAAAAAGAAATCATTCTCTAAAGATAAATCAGGTGCATTAACACATATTATTCCACCAAAAGCGTTGAATGTTATTTCAACTACAGCTACTGGTAGTAATGGTGGTTCTTCTATAACACTGGCTAATGATGGTAGTGTTAATGGTATTATCGAAGGTATGCTTGTTTCTGGAACAGGAATTGGAGCAGAAGCAACTGTAGGTGCTGTTAATACTAATACAAGAGTTATAACTCTTACTTCTACTAATACAGCAGACTTAGCAAATCAAAACGTTATTTTTGGAGAAGAGACATCTGTTAACTGGGTGAACATTGATATTCCAAGAACAAAAGCAATCAACTCCTCACTAGCAGGACAAGGTGGAACACCAGGCACAAGACTATACTTATATGGTTATGTTGTTGAACAGTCAGCACCAACAACAAGAGTTCAAGGTTATACTATTGGTGCTAGACAAGATGGTACTGGAGCAAGTGCAGTAGCAGATAAGATTAACTGTTTACTTGTAGCATCTGGTGCTAGTGAAGCAACTGTTCATTATGCTTCCATATCACCTTATGGTCCTAGTGTTTCTGGTGCTGCTGCAGGAACAGCAGGATCACCAATACAGTATGATGCAAATACATATACTATTAATGGTGTAGCAGGTCAAGTTGGTGGTTGGTATCTATCTGTAGATTCTGTAAACAATACAATTTACACTACATTATCAGTTAATACCACTTATAATACTGTTAACTTTACTCCAACTACATTCCTTAAAAGAATACCTGACCCAAGAAACCTTGCTGACAGAACATATCGTGTAAGATTTGTAATTGATAAAGATAAGACTAATCCATTACCAAGAGATCCTATCTCTGGTTATGTTATGCAACCACTGAATAGTGATACTACTTCATATGCATTAGATAGATGTTTCTACCTGTATGATATAAATGTAATTCAAGAGTTTGAAAGAGGAACTAAAGATGGTATATACTATCTAACTCTACTATGCGGTTCGATTGCACCATCAACATCTAACTTTAATGACAGGAAGTTCTCACAGAATGTGAACGAAGTATATCCTACATTTGATAGGGATAATCCACTTGCTGATCCAGATGCTGCTGTATCCATAGCTGATAACGTTACTATTGGATTAGTTAATGCTACAGATGGAGCAAATCCACCAAATATGGATCCTCAAAGATCAATTACTAAAGAAGGAGCAGAGTTCTTACTAACTGATACTGGATGGACACAACCAGGTACTACACCTAACTATGACTCAGTTAACAAGAGACTATCTAATATTGAACTAACTGCAAGAGCAGGTGATGAAGAAACCCGTAAAATTAATATCAGGGAGAACAATGATGGAACAGTTGCACCAATCAACGTTGAGTTTAGACGACACTCAATCCTTAGATCAGGTAACCATACGTTTGAATACCTCGGTTTCGGTCCAGGTAACTACTCCACAGCATTCCCTCAGACACAGGTCGAGACTCTATCACAAAACCAAGTTAGATTCTCTCAGTCAATTAAGGAAGAAGGAGGAGTCAGTTTCTACTCTGGTCTTAACTCCAACGGTGACCTATTCATCGGTAACCAAGTCATCAACCCAGTTACAGGTCAAATCACCAACGAAGATATTGCACAGTTGAATGTTATTGGTGAAGAGAACACAACTATCGAAACGTTCTCTGAATTGGTGTTAACTGATAAACTAACAGTTATTGGTGGTGCATCAAACCAGTTAGAATCTATCTTTGCAGGTCCTGTTACATTCCAGAAGCAGACAACATTCCAAGACAACCTGTCTTCAAGAAAAATTTCATATTATAACCAAGATGGTACTGTTATCAAACAGACATTACTTGCACCAGAAAATACAGCAGGAAATGCACCTGACTTATCATCTATTACAAACTATAATACACCAGGTGACGGTGACTTAGTTTATAATATCAACTGGACACCAGGTAAATCTCTTGGATGGATTTACTATAACCAAGCATGGAAAGAGTTTGGTCTTACAAATACACAAGATATTAATATAGAAGAGTATAGTGCAAGCACTGTTATAGGTCTTGGAACTGCACCTAATCAATACTATAGAGTTAAAGCTCTTGGTAACATATTGATTGACGGTGACTTAGTTGTTACTGGTAACGGTGGTGTTGGTTCTGATAAGTATATTACCAGAACATATACTGGTGATGGTGTTACATTAACATTCGCACTGACAGTTTATACACCAGGTCCTAATGGTCCTATTCAGCACAGTAATAGTTCTGTTCTGGTATATCTAAATGGTGTAGCACAAATTGGTGGTACTAACTATACCGTTGATAGTAACGGTGCTAACGTTGTCTTCGGATCAGGAGATGCACCTTTAGCAACTGATACTGTTCACATTGTTGAATTACCTATCTAATAAATAAAGGGGGATAGTTATAACTTATGGCACTCACAAGAATTAGTGGAAACCAAATAGCAGACACAACTGAAGCAGTTATTACAACGCTCAGTTTTCTGAATTCTAACAGTGTTTTCAGACTTCCAGCTGGAACCGAAGCTCAACGACCAGCTGGTGTGTCTTTGGGAACAATGCGTTTTAATACTACTGCTGATAGTGCAGAAGTATATGCTAATGACGATGGATCTGGTAATCCAGGTTGGATCGAAGTTGGAGCTGGTGGTGCTGTTGTCGGTGATAAAGGTCAGATCAGATGTAATAATGATACTATTGAAGAAAATATTGATCTCGATCCATCAATCGGTAACGAATTCAAAATCGGATATATGGCGGGTGATGTTTCTGTTGGTAATGGTTATACACTAACTGTTGCTAGTGGAGCGACCCTATATATGATAGGTTCTGACCCCTATAGTTAATAAATAGTTTTACAAAACGGATAGACAATGAGTACACTAAGAGTCGCTGCTATTAAAGACCTAACAGGTAATACTGGGTTTGTTTTGTCCTCTTCTACTGTGACAACCAATAATACATTGGTGATACCAGGAACAATACAAATTAACGGATCAATAACTGGATCTACTAATAGTATACTTCCATCACACTCAGGGCAAAATGGTAAGATGTTATATACCAATGGGTCATCACCCTATTGGGATAATCCACCCTCTGCAGATAACATCTCAAGTATGAGTGTGTTTACATCATCAGGTACTTGGAATAGACCTTCAGACGTTAAATATATCAAAGTTCAAGTCATCGGTGGCGGTGGAGCAGGTGGTGGACATGGAGAAGGTGGAGGAGCAGGTGGATATTCAGAAGAAGTTATAAACGTAGAAAGTATAAGTTCAGTATATTGCACAATATCAGGAGAATCTAACGGAACATATTACAGAGGTGGAGCAGGAAACGGTGGATCATCTTCATTCGGATCTTACTTATCAGCATCAGGTGGATATGGAGCAAATAGAAATCATCAGCATAATGGTGGTTTAGGAGGAGTAGGTTCTGGAGGAAACTTAAACATCTATGGTGGAGGAGGAGACTCTCATCATGGACGTTCATCAGTTGGTGGAGCAGGATTCTGGGGTGGAGCAGTAGCAGGTGGACACCCTCAAGGTGGAAACTTTAGTCATAACCATCAATCTCACTCATCACCTGGATCAGGTGGTAGTGGTGGTTACTTCAACTCACATAGAGGGTCTAACGGTAGACCTGGTATGATCGTTATTACACACTTTAAATAAATGAGTAGTCTAAAAGTCCTTAACATATATGATGTATCTGGTACGTGTGGACTTATCAGAAATGGATCTAATTGGGAAATCAATAGAACCGATGGTGGTGATGAAAAATTAACTGTTAACACTCTACAAATAGATGGTAGTGTTACTGGTAATGCTTCAAGTAGATTTTTACCTTCTCAATCTGGTAACTCAGGTAAGGTTTTAAAATCAAATGGTTCAACAGGTTACTGGGAAACATTTCTGGGACCTCAAGGAAACCTAACTAGTATGCAAGTGTTCACCTCTGGTGGCACATGGTCTAGACCATCAGATGTTCGTTATGTTCACGTCCAAGTAGTTGGAGGTGGAGGAGGTGGCGGTGGTCATGGTGAAGGTGGAGGAGCAGGTGGCTACTCCGAAGAGATTATTAATGTAGAAAGTGTATCAACAGTATCAGTAAGCGTATCAGGAGAAGCAGGTGGAACATATTATCGAGGAGGTGCTGGAAATGGGGGATCCAGCTCGTTCGGATCTTATCTCTCAGCTTCTGGTGGTTATGGTGCCAACAGAAATCATCAACACAATGGCGGTCTTGGAGGCGTTGGGTCGGGAGGCAACCTAAACATATATGGTGGTGGTGGAGACCAACATCATGATGGTGGATCATCAAACGCAAACTCTGGAAGAAGTTTCTGGGGTGGTTGTGTAGCAGGTGGTCATCCTCAAGGTGGTAACTTCTCACATAATCATCAAAGTCATTCACCACCAGGTTCGGGTGGAAATGGCGGG